TGTCAAGACCGGATGCTCGCTCAACGAGCTGAAGTACAAGCCTTTACAGACATGCTACTGCACGGTGATAAGACTATCGGAACCGATGGTCACAGTCTCGCCATGAAAGCTGTGAATAAAGTGTTAGAGAAACTTGGACTCCCTCTAATTACCCGTAAGAAAGGTAAGAACTTTAACTTCGCATGGAAATTTGGAGCGTCAGATAATAAGCTAGGACAAATGTGTGACGAGGGGAAGAATGTAGGCGAACAAATAAGAGACAGCCTGAGAGAAACATTCCCTGCACAGGCAGCACTAGTAGATAAACTGACAGCCGAATGGCGTAGCAATGCTAAGCGTCGTACAAATGCTTGGGGTAAGCTTGAGTATTATAAGGGTTGGATTACAGGTCTGGATGGAAGACCCATCTTCATCGAGTCCGAACATCAAATCCTAGTGTACATGCTACAGTCTGATGAAGCTATCTACATGTCAACCGCATACTGTATTGCGTATAAAGACTTATGCAAGCGCTTCGTATGGGGTGAAGACTTCGGAATCGTATGTTTCTATCACGATGAGTTAACCATTGAGATTAAAGAAGAATACGCAGAAGAAGCAGCAACAATAATTGAACAGGCGTTCACCAAAGCGTCTGACTATTACATGATGAACCACTGCCCTCAAAAGGGTGATGCCGAGATTGGAAGCAACTGGCTAGAAGTTCATTAATAAAAGGAAATAAAAATGGGCATAAATGCAAACAACGTACCACGTTCAGGCGGTAACTCTAAACCAGCAGAAGCAATGGAAGCTGGTAACTACCCGTGCCGAATAGTTCAAGTCATTGACTTAGGACTGCAACCGCAGCGTGCATGGGAGGGTCAAGAGAAGCCACCTGCGCAAAGCTTAATGGTCACGTATGAATTTATAGATGAGTTCATGAAAGACGATGATGGTAATGAACTGACAGACAAGCCACGCTGGTTGTCAGAAGAGTTCCCACTTCGCAGCTTAGACTCTGACCTAGCCAAGTCAACTAAGCGTATGAAAGCTTTAGACCCTAATCTGATACTAGACGGTGACTGGGCGAAGCTTGTAGACATGCCATGTATGGTTACTGTCACAACAACAGAGGGTAAAGGGAAGAACGCTGGTCGTACTTTCAATAACATTGGCGGTGTATCTGCTATGCGTTCTCGTGATGCTGAGCGATGTGCTCCTCTCGTTAATCCTCCCAAGATTCTGGACTTAGACTCTCCAGATGTAGAGATCTTCAAGTCTCTACCTGATTGGCTACAAGATAAAATTAAGGCTAACCTTGAATACAAAGGGTCTGCTTTAGAACAGCGTTTATCTGGGGGCACATCTGATGACCCTACACCTAACGCTCCTGACGCTAAAAATGAAACTGATGGAGACGACGTACCATGGTAAACCAAATCGAAAAAGGGTCAGCAGTACGACTGATCAACAACGAAGCATGTCCAAGTATCCCAGTGGGAACAGTTGGACTTGCCAACACGGTAATCACTGTAGACAAGCGTTACATCTACTTCATGCCGTCAACTAAATTTGAAATCTTCGTATTAGCAGAAGATAGCTTGGAACTGATTCCAGAAGACGAGGCCATGGAACTGGGCTTTGAGGAATTAGTACCTGCATTACCAGAAGAATTAAAGGAATAATGAATATGAACATGATTGAAACAATGCCAACCACAGGTCAGTTTGTTGTAGTACACGAGTTTGCCGGTAACATCTGGGGCTCTACTTATAAGTTTGAAGACACAGAGCTGTCGTACTTCGAAGAGGGTACAGACGAGTGGACTGTTGTTGAAGACTTTGAACTTCACACGTCGGCTATTAAGATTCTAGGTTACATCGTACTAGAAGCTGCTGAATAATGATAGCCCTCATCGATGCAGACGTCATACGAATGGAGATAGCCTCCGTTGGTCAGACGAAAGATGATGAGGGTAATATTATCATGCGTTCATGGGACTTCGTTGAGGAACTAATAGACAGCAAGATAAGGGAAATCTGTACATTAACGTGGGCAGATGAACCGCCTAAGCTGTTCCTCACCAGTTGTTCCAGAACGCATCGTATCCTACATAGGAAAGATAACGTACAGTTTGAGCCTAACTTTAGACAGGCGATAGCAGTAACAAAACCTTATAAGGGTACACGTAAGAGCGACAAGCCCTTACACTACGATAATATTACAGCGTACTTAATTAACTGTTACGACACTGTTGTAGCAGAGGGTTGCGAAGCTGATGACTTACTCGCACACCATCAAACCAGAGCTATTGCTGCTGGACGTGAAACAATTATCTGCACTAGAGATAAAGACTTGCGAATGGTTGAGGGAAATCACTTCGGCTGGACTTGCGGTAAGCAAGAACAGTATGGGCCGAGAACTGTATCCCCTGATGAGGGTTACAAGACATTCTGCACCCAACTCCTAACCGGTGATACGGTAGATAACATCCTTGGCTTACGAGGCGTAGGCCCCGCTAAGGCCACTGTTATCCTTGAGAATGCAATCACTCAAGAGGATATGTTAAAAGCCGTTAGAGACGCATACAAGAGCTCTCAGGGGGATGAATGGCCTGTTCATATGCTAGAGCAAGGACAACTCCTCTGGATGTGCACTACCTTTAAAGATGGGAAGCCTGTTATGTGGGAAATCCCTGATTGGCTGTTGGAGGGAGATGATGTCGAGATCTGATGAAGAAATAGTTTTTGGTATAACATGCAGCGTCTGTGGATCGTGTTTTGAAGACGAACCGCTCTACCGTAATAACCCTTACGGGGAGAAAGCTGTTTGGGTCTGCTACAAGCACCTGAGCACTGGATGCCGAAGAAAAATCTCGAAAGAGACAAAGGAATTGTCGGAGGCGATTAGCAATGTCTAAGTATTTCACAATGATTGGGAGTCGTCAGACTCCTGAAAATGTTTGCGAAGCCCTCGCAGAACTTGCTCTTACATACACCAGAAAGGGTTGGATAGGTCGCTCTGGTGGCGCAGATGGTGCGGACACCTGCCTAGAAGATGGTAGCGCACATCCTACAGGAAACATTGAAGTTTATCTTCCTTGGCGCTCTTTTAATGGGCGCAGTTCTGATGGGAAAACTTACTTCGACGTAAGCGGTTGGGAGAGCAGTGTTGAAGCTCATACAATGGCTAGCGAACTGCACCCAGCATGGAACAGAGTTAGCTTTGGTGCTCGTAAGCTTCATGCTAGAAACATCTACCAAATCCTAGGGAAAGATTTAGCAACACCCTCTGATTGCGTTATCTGTTATGCTCGCCCAATTGGGGATAAAGGTTACGTTTCTGGAGGTACAGCTACGGCTGTGAAGATTGCTATTGACAAAGGTATCCCAGTGTTTAACTTGTGGTATCGTGATTCGTTCAGAAAAGCTATGGAGTTTTTAAATGAACAATCTGGTAGCGAAGCATAATTTCAATAAAGCTTCTACGCATTCTGACCTCAAGAAAAAATCTAAGGACTCTATGCGTAAGCAGAAGCACAAATGTAATCTTAAAGATAAAGGATTATTATGAAAGATTTAATTACTATCCAAAAAGAAATTGCTAAAGAAGTGCTAGAAGCGCTAGAGGTTATTGACCCTAGCTGTCTCCTAGCTGGTGGAGCACCACGTGATTGGTTCTTTGGTAAGCCCGCTACCGATCTAGACTTCTATGTGTATGACGCTAGAGACCTAGGCCAGACTGTTTGGTTAGATCGTTTAAATAAGACTCTTCTTGATGTTGAAATCCTAGGTAACGTTGAGGGCAAGACAGCAGAAGATGTTGACTGCGAATACAGCAGCATGGAACACCTGCGCTATGTGTTTGAGGGTAAGTACATGGGCATGACTGTACAGGTTATGGTCATGAGCGTACCTACCTACAGCTCTGTGCTTAATCACTTCTGTTCAGATATCTGCAAAATCTGGTGGAAAGGTAATAAAGTTATCCCTACGATTGAGTTCATGTTAGCTCACGCTACACGTACTATTAATGTGGCTGACCACACAGAACCTAAGAAGCGTTACTTGACCAAGATGATGGAGAAGTTTCCATCTTACCGTCTAGTAATGAATGGCGAAGCATACACCAAACGTGTTAAGCGTTTCCAAGAGACTGCGGAAGCACGCTCGTCTTCTCACCTAGTATCTATGTGGGTAGACCTTACAGATAAGGTTGACTGGGATAGTGCCTTGCTGCCATTCTATATGCCAAGTATTAAGAGATAAGAGTTTGTTGAATGTCCTTTTTAGGAGGGGAT